GTTATATCAGGAATAACGTCTAAGTTACTATAATCAATTGCTGCTAGTGCATCGATGATGTTTTGCTGATGTTGGGCTGCGGTTAGGCCGGGAGGCACATTATCAACCATACCAGACATTACCGGACCAAAACCTAATTCAGACAACATACCGGGAGAGTATCCAACCATCTGGTTGTTTAACAAACCTACGCCATATCCCGGAGTACCCTTTTTAGCTTCTGAAAATATGTTTTCTAAATTTTTTTGGCTCAACGCACTACCAGCCGCAGACATAATCGATATAGGCCCCAGTGCCAGACCCATTATTTTAGGAAGTCCTGTTGCTCTTTGTGTTCCCGTAAGGGGGTTGAGCTCAGTCGGGACATCCATAACCTGTTTAATTCTGTCTGATAACCAAGCCTCTATACCAGTTAGCGTTGATTCTTGTCCTACACCAGAGAGTTGAGATGAAGTTGTACTGCCTTCTCCTTCTGATTCTTCAGAAGCTAAACCTACCGCCTGTGCTGCACTACGAACAACACCATACGGTGTCCAAGAACGAGACATATCATCTTCAAAAGGTGACGGAACCTCGCTGGCTTTGCCGATAGCAAACTCTACAGCAGCAGCACCTAGCGTGCTTTCAAGATATTCTTGTAATATACTCATTGGTTATTTGAGTCCTTTGCGGTTATAAAAGCTTCATAATCAGCCTTTAATCCTTTAAGCATTTCCAGTGAAGTTATCTTCCCCTGCAAGCGGAACACTTCCAGTTCCGATCTGGCCCCCACCAACGCCCGAAGCGTCATTTGGATTTGCTCCTGCAGGTACGTCTCCAGACTGTCCCATGCTTCCTTGTTGGTTACTAGGCTGCTGACCTTCCGGGCCTGTTCCTTGTTGAGCATTCTGTGCCAATCCTTTCAACATCTCTGCAAAAATTTGAGCCTCGTTTACGTCGTTAACCAAACTATCGGGATCGATGTCTTGGGCAATAGCCAGTTCACGCATGAGGTTAGGTATTTTAATAAACGGTGCTAACATAGGGTTAGATACCGTTTGAAGCAGGGTTGTTAGTCTTTGGCTGCGGACTTCTTTTTGCATAACTGCAGCTACGCCGCGAGGTTTGATCTCTAGGTCACCTTCGATATCGGGAGCATCCTCATTAAATTGCATGTTCCACTGGAAGTATGCCTCACCTAGCGGCTTGAGTAGTGCATCATCTATGTTTTTGATTACCGTCTTGAGAGATAGGCTTGCACCACCAAGAAGCATAGATAGTCCAGATGCGGTTCGGCCTGTTCCGGCTACCCCAGTTTGACCGTGCATAATCGATGGAAGGCCCGTCTCTTCGTCTGCAAGTTGACGACTAATCTGATACATCTGAATATTTTCAGGTGCGGTGTTAGGAAACTTTAGTCCGTTGACTGCGGTTCCTGTTACGCCGGACTGACGACGGAATATCTTTCCGGGGAAGATATCCATATTCTGTCCGGGAACCAAGCTTGCTTCGTCTACATCGAATACCAAGTTACCGGCAAGAGCGAGGTTATCAATTGCCATCCGAACGTGACCGTTCATCAGCATCTGTGCATCTTCCATATTTTCCGCTACGCCAACGCCCCACATCTGATATGGGTTGATTTCGTAGGGAAAAACACTAAAGGGTATACGGGCAGGGGTGAACGGGTTTAAGACACAACGAAGAATAGCATCACCGCAAATCCAAACATTGACTTGAATCTGATCCATTGGCCCCATGTTATTTGGGACATCCATACCGGCTTCATTTGCCATCTTTGCATCTAGAACGCCCCAGTATTCAAGAACTTCAAAACGATTTTCTTGATAGTACGCTTCTGTTTCGTCCTCGCGGATGGTATCTTCGTAGTACTTATCTACGTAGTTTGATCCCTTTGCAATAGCATCTTCAATTGCATCTTTGTAGAAATACGGATGATTCAACAAGCCTCTGAGTTGCTGACGATTCATTCGATGTCTTTGAATCACATATTCACAATCTTCTATGCTCGTTGCTGAAGGGTCTGGATGAAAATCCCAGACTGAAACGTGTTCGATACGAGGAACAATTTTTTCGTACGGGGTGTACGATCTTTCTCCCTCTTCGTCGCGCTTCCACTGATGTACTCGCTTGTAAAAGTTAAATGGTCCTTTTACAATACCCGTCCCTAACAAAGCAGATTCAAAAACAGCACTTCGGAATACGTTTACTGCGCTCGTATCTAAAAGCTGATCGTGAATCATTTTCTCCATGTTTAAAGCTGCTTTTTGAGCAGGTGAAATTTGCGGTTCTCCTACGAGCGACGGACCGGGACGCAAAGGAGCATTTGCGTATCTATCCTTTAAACCACCTAAAAAGTCACGCCCACCAGAAGCTTGCATCGCCCCCGGCTCTAAGGTGCGACCATCTCCTGCATAACCATACGGATCTATAATAGAATCCAACGGCGTTTCCATATGGGCAAACTCTTCTATGCCTTCTGGAACCGGAGTTGGTTCTACGACAAGAGGAAACTTTTTATTTGCAAAGAGTATGTCGATGATCTGCCCATACGCAGCAAGAACCTTAGTTTTCGTAATCTTGATGAATACTTTTGATCTTTCAGAATCACGGTACTGTGTTGTGGAGTCATAGATACCACGAAAGTTCTTGTACGATTTTAGCCAGCGTTGCTCATAAGCATACCGACCATTTTCGGAATCCTCAAACTTTTTGCGAATGTATCCTGCCAGCCCTGAAAAAGCTTCTTCAGGGTTGTAGACTACGACCTGTTCGTCATCAGGGGGTTGGAGAAAATTTTCAGACATCTGATTTTAGTAGTCGCGCTGTTCAGCCATTTTCATAACTGATGGGTCAACGGCTTTCTTGGTCATCTTCTTTGGCATGTCTTCGGTGAGTACACCTTGCTTTGCCATAGTGTCAAACTCAAGACCTTCCCGATATAGTTTATTGCAACCCATCATGTCGTCAACTTTAGTTTTGTCGCTATTCATGATGTACGATGCACCCATATTCATGTTCATGGTTAGTCTCCCAATTTATGGTGTGTAAGAAATGAAGCCGGTTGCGTCTTTACCTTCACGAGCGGCTTCTCTCGCTTGGCTCAATCTATCACCGATAGAAAGAAAAGATGGTGGCGTAAGAGAAGTAGGCTGTGGCACGTTTGTGACAGGTCTACCCGGCGCACCTTGAACTTGTTGCTGTCTTGCCTGCGCTGCCTGTATCATACTAGGCACTTCTGGTATGTCTGTTATGCTTCCCGGAAGGGGGCTAACAGCAGACTCTAAGACACGAAATCCTGTTTTTAATGTTTCGGCTGGAGGTGGTGGTACATAACCTTCAGGATATGCTTCACTTAACGTTTCTCCTGTTTCTGTTGGCATAGAAAAACCTAAATCTTGCATTTGTACACCAGATTCTACGTCTGATGCAAATGCTTTGCTATCCATCAGAGTTCCTACCAAAGGAACAGAAGCTATACCGCCTACTATTGTTGCAAGGGGTTTGTAACCTTTGCGAATAGTAGAAAGTATGTTATTTCCTTTTGCTATTTTTGCTTCTCTGTTAGCAATTTTAGAAGCCTCTTGTTTGATAACGCGAGCTTCTGCTGCCGCCTTTGCACCCTGTCCTAGTTCAATATCCATCTTTTGTTGACGGAGTTCAGAGGCTGTCATTTGTTCGCGGGATAACTGCTTAGATAACTCAGGATCAATCTGCCCAGCAATGTTTCCACCGACTACTTCTCCGCTAGGGGGAAGACTTTTAAAAAAGTCATCACTAACCGCTGTTTCGTATCCTAGCTCTTCCAAAACTTCTTGCGTGGCTGCAATGGTAGATGTTCGTCGAGATTGATCTGTCACACCTACATCATTTAAAAACTGAGCAGGGCTTTTACTTTCAGATGCAGCAGAAAATAGAGCTAGGTGTCGTGCTGTAATTTTTTCTAGCTGCTTGCGTCTAGCAGCAGAAGCAGCATAATCTTCAGCCACATCTGCTGATGCACGAAGAGTCAAAGCTTTTCTAGCCTGACCAGAAACGTCGAAACCAGAAAGAATACTTTCATTTAAGTTGCGAAGTTTTTTAACTCGCATAGGCTCTTGGCGTTTGCCTTTTGTTTTGCTCGTTACAGTTAAGTATTCTGGTCCGAACACCTGATCAAATACTTTGTTTATACGTGCAGAGTTTGCTTGAGGATTTTCAAATAGTAATCCTGTCTTTCTATCTCCTACGTGCATTTTAATTGCATCTAAAATAGGAGGAGCAAAAACAGCCTTTTTAATTGTTGTCTTACCGGCGTCTTTAATTTCAATATTATCAACAACGCCAGTTTTAAAATTTATGTCTTCAATATTAATTCCGGCTAAATCTTCTGGTCTGTATCCGCCTAACATGTGCATAATAAGCTGTGCAGATGCTTCTTTATCTCCGGCATTTTTTAAAGCTATTGCAGAACTTTTTAATTTAGTAAATACGTCGTCTGGAAATTCTTTTACTGTCGCACGAGTTACTTCAAAGTCAAATCTTTCTAGGGCTACATCTTTACCTAGCTGTGTTTTTAGAGTCCGACTGGGCCAGCTTTTTCCGTGTCCTGCATCTTCCAAAATACCAGAAATAAATGCTTGAGCTTTTGTGGCTTGACTCTTTCCTAGTTTTTGATATCCCTCACCCTGCATCAACTTAGTAAATGCAACAGGATCAGCAGTAACTTCTGCTGGAGTCATATCTAACATACCCGACGTTTCAAAAAATCTTGTCGCGGCATTTATCTTACTTTGATCCATAGACTTTGTTTCGTCTAGGCTACGATTAGCAAACAAGTCACGGAGCGTGGTATTATTTATAGTTTGAGGTCTGCCGTCAGGGCTGGCAGCAAGCATATCCTCAAATTCTTTGTTAAACTTTGCCATTCGTTAATATCCGAATACTTCGTCTTGAACCTTATAGACGTGGTTCTTGATTGCGCCTAGCTGTGAATGAATCGATGCGTAACCGCTCATGCGGGTCATCACCATGTAACGGAGTGCATCGTATGCGTGATCTTCTGCCTTTGTATCTACGTCTTCGGTGTTGGTTTTTGAAAGAGGGATACCAGCAAGCTGTTTGATAATGTGTTGGCAGTTGGAGAATATTCTGAGGCGGGGTTCTTCTGTGTACGGATCGTCACCCAAGCGGCGGTGAACTTCCATCTTTCCTTGAATGCGATTGCGATCTGAAGGGGTCCAACGAACGCCTTGCCTCATCATAACTTCCGCAATAGACGGCCCAAAGCCTGTCTTATTCCAGCAGGAAGAATCGAGTACGGTGTAGTGAGGTAACGGATCAAGCTGCTCTGCTTCTAGTATTTTATCAGCTAATTGCTCTGCTGTCAAGTGTTTTGCATACAATTCACGATAAACCCAGATATTATTATCCCAGTCAATAGCCCCCCAAAGAACGCACGACGGGCTGGCGTAGCCGTAGTCCGCTGCTCGAATGCGAGGCCAATTGGTAGGTAAATCGAAAGGTTCGACAACGTGTCTACTCCGTGAAAATTCAGGGAAGGCCGCTCCCTCTGCCACATCCCAATCCCCTTCGAGAAGCCTCTTCCGCTCGACTTCTGGGAGCGATCTCAACATGGCTTCGTATTGACCGTCTGCCATGAGGTGGGGATTATCTGTCAACCGTGCCGGTACGAACTTGCGGTAGAACAACGGCTGACCTGCCTTTTCGTGACCTTGAGGCCACACAAACGGCTTCATCGTATCTATGTCGTATGCGGGAAAGGCTTCGTTCTCTGTACGAGAATCGATGTACATCTTCTTTACCCACCATCCACCGACACCGCCGGGGTTGGCTGTACAACGCATATATAGATTCTTTTGTAATTCGGGATCGGTAGAACGTAAGCGGGAACGTAGGTAGTCCCAGACGTACGGTGTTGGGTATTGAGTTATTTCATCAATGCCTATCCAGTTGAACGCCTGTCCCTGAAAACGGGTAACGTCCTTGTCTCTGTCGAGATAGGTAAACCAGATGGTTGCCCCAGACGGGAACACCCACGTAGATTTTGATTCGCGGAACTTGGCTCCGGGAAACGCCTTTACATAAAGTTGGCGTGACTTATCGATGAGTTCGGTTAGTTCGTCGAGTGTGCGCCGGAGAAGAAGACCTCGATGATTGGGATTGTGACAATAACGTAAGGGATCAGCAAGTAGAGCAAACGACTTGCCACCACCAGCGGCTCCGCCGTAGAGCACGTCTTGTTCGCCTGCCGAAAGAAACTCCTCTTGAGGGCCTTCGTTCGGTTGAAAGACAACCTCAGAATCTCCAACGAGTTCTGAAATGGGTCCGGGTAGAACGGAGAGATCTCCCATGTCGACAACTGCGCTTCCCTTTCCAGAGATTGCCTTTTCGACTTTTCCAATTGTCTTCTCCAGTTCACGGGCGTAACTTCTCTGGTCTTCAGCTTTCTTTGTTGACTGCGC